CTTTCTTCTGTGATCTTTATGTTTTCTAAAGTAACAAATGTAACTTTAATTTTTTTTCTTATAAGATCAACGTAAAGTCCTCTAAGTATTCTATAACAATAATAGTAATTTATGTCTTCATTGTAGGTAAAGTCCACACCCTTTTGTGTGTTTCTTATCAGCAATATATACAGTTCTGATACAATATCTTCGATTTCAGTTTCTCGTAAACCACCAAAAGACCTGACAATCTCTATCCATTTATCGTGCCTGTCATAAGCCTTTTCAACTGGTGTTTTCAAAATGGAAAGTTTAACTGTTCTATTATAGATTTTTTAGTAGTTGTTTGATTTTCTAATTTGTATCCTACATTATTGACAATGCTTTCTAAAACAAGTGGACTATCAAATCCTGTAGGTTTAGTTCCTGTATCGTGGTCTTTTATTTTCTTACAATGTAGTTCAGTATATATCCACCTTTGCTCGTGTTGGGTCATCCTTGCAACCGAATAGAAGTCATCACAACGATTTCCATAAACATTCCCACCTTCAACTTCGCTCATTGCAACTGGCAAAGGATGACCTGCGTACTCGTGATTAGATGGATATTTTGCCCTAAAAGCAGCAGTAACCGAGTGCATAATTAACCACATACCTACATTATATTTCTTAACGAAGATTCTAAAATCTGTCATCATTTCATAAAGATATTCATAAGCGTTACTGAACTTCATCATACTTTTATTTTTCCTTAGACTGTTTATTGGGTCTATAATAAGACAATCAAAACCAGACTGGGAGTATATAACTTCGCATAAAGATAATAAATCTAAATAATCATAATTCTTTTCGCAATCAATAAATTTAAAATGATTATTTACAAATGTAGAATGTTTGTCTAATTCTTCTTTTGATATTTTGTTTATTGGCTTACTTGCTTTGTATTCAATAAGCTTTCTTATTATAGAATAAGGTTCGTTTTCAGAAGAAAACACCAGGAACTTAATTTTGTGCTTTTGTGCAAACACCATCATAAAAAAAAGAATAACAGATGTTTTACCTACGTTTGCGTGTCCAGCAAAACAAGTAACATTTTTTTTGAAGCGTATGACATTATCGATTTCTTCAATGCCAATCTTAGGTGCTTCTTTTAATATTCCTTTTCGTATTTGATCTACTTTGTTTAATTCATCTCCAAAATTAATTAACATTAGTTGTTTTGTTTAGTCTTTGTAATTCAAAGTTTAAATGATCTATTGCTTTTTGAATATCTTCCTTTGGGTCAGGATGTTTACTGAACGCCCTAAGAAGATATGTAACTGCAGTACCTAAATTATAATTAAGATCAAAGTTTTCTACAACTTCACGAGCTGTATAATTGTTATGTCCGTTATAATATTTAGGTGTTTTTATTTTCAAAATGGAAGATCACTTTCAGAATCTCTGTCCGTATTATGTTCTTGTAAAGTAAGTTCTTCATTGTGATTTATCTTCCATCCTACAATCGTGTTGAAGTATTTTGTTTCTCCTTCTTTATTTTTCCATTCACGACCTCTAAGGTTGAAACCTACGACTACTTCATCATTTATATTGTAGTTGTCTAATATATAACAATTTTTTGTTTGAAAGTCTATTTCTATTTTTTGTGGATACTTTTCTTTTGTTTCTAAAAGTAACTTTCTTACTTCAAAGTTTTTTTCTCCAAATGTTTTTATTTCACCAATTTGTTTTATAGTTCCTGTTATTTCCATTTTATTTATCTATTATATTAAAATATTTGTTTGTTAATTGTTCTACTTCTTCTTGTGTAATTTTACCAGAAATATAAGCTTGTGATGCTTCTTTAAATGCAACTTGCATTAATATACTTCTTCCAGTATCTAATCTGACATTATAGTCAGTTTTCTCTTTATTGTAATTGTTATACATACTTGCTTTTTTCAAGTCTTTGAATTTATAGTCTCCATTCTTTTGTTGTAGATAATCGTACTCTACTTCATCACCTTCACTAAAAGATATTTTAGAGCTGTAATAAAATGCAGTATGTTTAGTTGTTTCTATTTTGTAAGTATATATGTTGTCTCCAAATGGAGGTTTGTCTTGTTTGTATATTTTTTTAATTTGTGCTTTGTGTTTCATTTTATATTATGTTTGAGTTCTTGTATTTATTTTTTACTAATCTAATAGTTATTTTTAATTCTTCTATCTTTTTGTCTTGTCTTACTATATGTTTACTAAGATAGTTAATTCTATTATGTAGCCTTTGAATTTCTTTATTAAATTCTTCTTTTGATAAGTGTAGATTCATAATTCAATATCTGTATTTTTACAACTCATTGAACAGTATCCACCTTGTTTTATAAAGGTTTCATCTACCATAGGTTTGCCACACAGTACGCATTCTTCATCGTATTGTATAGGGATGTATTCTAAGTAATTCATTTTGTTTCGTTTTTAATTATTCTATAAATTGTATCTGCTGTAAGCTTTGCATCTATGCTACCTTTTTTGTAGCACTTCAGTAAAGTGTCTATTAATTCTTTGTTTTGTTTACTCATAATGTTTTGTTTTATACAAATATATTAAAAAATGTTGATAAATAAAAAAAAGGGGAAAAATTAATTCCCCCTCTTTAAAACAAAACAACTTACTTGATAAGTTCTACAAAGATAATCTTTTATTTTCTACCTGCAATAGTTTTTTGTACTTTTCTAATAAGTCCTGTAAGTCGTTTACGGAATACTTAACTGTTTCTTTAGAAAGCTTGTATAATCTTTTAGCAAGACCTTTCTTTTTTCGATCTAATGCAAGTCCGTACTCGTATTGTTTTCCGTATCTGTATCTATTATCGTATCTGGATTGTGGGTGTACATTGTCTTCGTGCCACCTAGTGGACATCTCTTTGCGAGATATGAAATGACCTGCATCTACTTCACTATAATGAAATTTCCGTCCAGATGTTATACAGGTAACATACCCTTTACTATCTGCATTTTTTTTACGTATGTATTCAGAGAATACTGTATCTAGTCTTTTAATAAGTCCTTTACGAGATACCTTTCTCATAGTATAAATTTATTATAATTAAAAGAAAAGAAAAAGAAAGTAGGCAAAGAAAAAGAAAAGAAAAAGCCTACAAAAAGAAAATTTTAAGTGCCTGATCCAACAAGCGTCCATCTTTTTTAGGTTCTTGAAGTTTTGCTATAAGCAAGAACAAATATATAAAAAATTATTTATCGTCCTTGACCTTTGTATTTCTTTAAGTAATTTTTACTTGATTTTAATTTACTGCTTTTTGTTTTTGCGTGTATGCCTTTGCGCTTTTTGGCACTAGATTTGTATATATTTACGTTAATCTTTTTTGCCATTTCTTACCTTTTCAATACTTCGCCCACCGAAATAAGCACCGATCACAGTTATAAGTACCAGCTGTAAAAGATCAGTCCATTTTTCTTCTACATTAAAGTTTATACTGCCAGAATCTATAAACACCAAAAGAACAGTAGATACTATTAAAAATATTAAAACAATCGGTCTTACACTTTTTGTAAGTGTGTTTCCGTGTTCAAGGTCTGCTTTCCATCTTTCAGTAACATTATGTTGCATATCTGCTTCCGCATTTATGAACACTTCTGTCATTTCTTTTTCAAACCTTGCTTTTTCTTCTTTGCTAAATGTATGCTTGTCTATTATATTGCTTATAGAATTTGCAATACCTCCACCTGCACCACCAAATATTTTACCTAGTATATTTTTCATCTTTCTAATATTAATGGCATTATAGTAACTGAGATAGCGACTATTATTAAAAATATATAACTTAAAAAATCAAATAACTCATTCACTTGAACACTTTTTTCTCGATATTATCAAGTCTTCTGTCGTGTTGTTTTTCTACGTTTTCTATTTTGTTTTCTAAAAATTGTATTTTTTGTTCGAGTTTTGAAATGTCTTGTTGTGGGGGTAAAAGTTTTGCTTGTGCAATGTCATTCTGTAAAGTACTATATGTAAATATAAGTGATGCAATTCCACCAATTAAAAGCATCAAAGTTTTTAAATCTAAATTTAAATCTGGCTTTCCGTCACTATCTATGTCTAATCCTATTTTCTTTTCTTCTATTCCCATTAGCTATTTGTAATATCTATGTATTTAGTTTTTCCGTCATCTCTTACGGCTTTCAATATTCTATTTCTATTTTTTTCTTCGCTTACGTAAGATACGTGAACCCAATCAGGATTATCTTCATTTCCAAATTCCCAGATCATTTGGTCGAATGAAAGTTCATCTTTTATAAATGCAAACATTTCTGCGTTTGTTTTATGTCCGTAAACATCGTCAATATCTATTGCTTGTCCTTTACAATGTTGACTTCTACTGCTTCCACCGATGGCTTCGTTTAATGCAGGTGATCTATAAAAACTATTAACTTTGATTGCACCACCAACCCAAGCTCTTAGAGGTTCAAATACTTTTTCTGCAAGTTCTTTCATATTACTAATTGCATCTCCATTTGGTGTATTATCAATACCTAATCGTAAAGCAGTAATACTTTTCGTTGCTTCCTTCATTGATATATGTTTACTAATCATAATTTATTAATTTGTTGATCTACGCCTAGTATTTTCTAACATAAGAACATTTATTCTACTTTGTATTTCTTCTTGTGTTGCAGTTATCTTAAAAGTTAAATCTGCTTTCCATTGTCCTCTTGGTTTACCATTTCTATCTAAAAGTATAATAGTAGGTACAGATTTAATCTGTGATTTAATTGAAGGAATCTGATCTTCCAAAAAAGCCATCTGTATTTTTGCGTTTTCAATACCTCTTAAATTGTAATCATTTGACTGATTCCACTTAGCATTGATATGCAATAATGTTAAATTTTGTGCATTACTTTGTACAAATACAAATAACACAAAAAGGACATACATTAAATTTTTCATCTTCTTTTGTTTTCATAAATTTTCTCACTATTTTTTTTAATGGCTTCTTTGTTCTCCTCAATGTCATCTTTTAAATCTTTTGTTGATTTATCAATTTGAACTATCGTTGATCGTATTAGCTCATCTTTGAGTTGAAACTCCATTTTTTGTACAAATTCATCTCCACTAAAACTTTCTACTTTTGTTCTAAGTGCATCTATATCAGACTGCAAAGTAAACCACATACTCGCAAGTGATATAGTACCCACTATTATCATTCCAATAGTTTTTAAGTCGAGCTGTACATTTGTATCTTCTCCTATCTTTGTTGCCATTATTATTATTATTATTCTTTTAACTCCTCATAAGACCCATCTTCCATATTGATGTTTATTTTACCATACTTCGATTCTAAGTTTTTTAAATACTTGTCAAGGTCTTTTTTATTTTCTAAATTTTTATTTATTGTATTGTTTATTCTTGCTTCTAAAATTTTGATACTTTCTTGATCTTGTCCAATACTTATATAATTTTGACTGTTATCTTGTAAAATACCTTTTATAAAATCGTGTTCGCTTTTTTCTAAATTTTTCATAATATATTTTTTTTACAAATATAATTAATCCCAATTCGGATTGATATTATTTTCTACAGGATTTTTTTGTAATTCAATTTGATTATCTAGATTTTGTTTCATTGAATCAACATCTAAACCTTTTTCAAGCCATCCTACTACATCTTCTTTTGTTAACTTAGAAAACGTAATAAAATTACTTTTGTTATATTCCACTCCGTAAGTACCATAAGAACTTGCGATATAAGGCGTCTCAGAATCGTCCTTAGCGATGTAAGACCAACTTACGTTATATACTACATTACTTTTTTTATCGTGCTTGATTTTAGTGTTTAATTCATTTATTTTCCAACTGTAAGTATTAGCCATAATTATTTATTTTTAAGTATTTCTATTTCTTTTTTAAGTTCCTGTATTGCACCAACTAATAATGGCACTAATTTGCTATTGTCCACAAACTGATATTCTGGTTCACCTTTGTCGTTTACTTTGTCTTTTTCACCTGATACTGCCTGTGGGCAAAACTCTTGCAATTCGTGTGCAATAAAGCCCTCAACAGTATTGTCTTTCATTGTTTTAAAATTAAATTTAGATGGTTTCAATTTACTAATCCTATCTAAAGAATCAGACATTAAAACTATATTTTCTTTTAATCTGTAATCGGATATACTATTAAATGAAACACCTCCAGCGTTACTTACAACTTGCCCAACAGTACCATTTGTTGAATCTCTAAAGGCAACAAGTTCCATTGATGATGTTGATGAACTACCTATGCTTAAAATCATTCTATCATTAGCAAACTTTTCAAAATAAGCGTGAGTTTGACCTCTACTTGTAGTACCAAAAAGTACATCACCAGCATTATTTACCCTCATAGCTTCACTCCCACTTCCAGAGGTTCCAGTATTAAATCTTATATTATCGCCTATTAATCTGAATGATTCTGGATTTGCACTTGCATTTGCAGCGTGTATCGAAATAATACTATCATCAAAACTAGCAAGTAATCTTCTTGAACCTGCTGAATTAAACACAACATCTAGCAATCTAATTGGTGTTCCGTTAATTCCTAATAAACCAGTTTCGCTCAACCTCATACCAAAGGTACTTGCATAATTACCACCACCTGTGCTTTTACCGAAATAAAAATCTAACCCTCCAGCAAATCCATTAGAAGTAAAAGACCTTATTTCTCCCATATCATAAAAGCCAGATGAAACACCTGATGTATGTGCTTTTTTAAATACTATTTTATCAATATCGCCACTTGAAGCAGTACTTGATGAATTAATTTCTATATTACCACCAAACGTAGAGACACCAGAACTAATTACTAAATCGGCTGCATTTCCTTGACTACTTAACACTAAACCTGATTCAGCCCTAACTGCCATTTTGCCATTGTGTGATGATATAATACCATTTGCACCCCCTATAAAACCAATAGTTGTACTTGCTTCTTTAAACCTTTGGTGTGTTGTTCCTGCTGTACCTTTCAATGTCAATAAATTATCAGGACTTGATTCTCCAATTCCTACGAATCCAGAACTGTCTATACGCATTCTTTCAGATGTTTCAGTAGTGAATATCATTGAACCAGTATTATGGTCATAGGAAATTTTTCCAGCATCTTCATCATCTCTGTCACCAAACATAAGTGTACTTGCGCCAGTAGTTCCAGCTAATATTGAAATATTTGCATTATGACTTACACCACCTGTTCTTCTAAAAGTTGCTACAGTGCTTCCAGAAATACTGCTTGGATTTGCACCTCCACTTCCTGAACTTGCAACAGTTAATTTACATTCAGTCGAAGTCGTTCCGATTGCTAAGCTACCTGAAAGGTGACTAGTTGTTGAGCCAATACTTCCAACTGTGCTTGTATCTTTTTGAAATCTTAAAATTTCACCGTCACTTGTCAATCTATTTAATCTTGCGACTGTATCACCATTAACAGTTGAATTTAAGTCACCAGCAGCCATTAATTGATGCCCAACAGTTGCATTATTTGCTGCTGTTTTACCAACTAAAACATTACCACCTGATTTAATAACAACTTGGTCAGAATTGTTTTCTCTAAAAGATATGTCTGCACTACTTGGTCTATTTATAAACAGATGTTTATCGGAACTTCTTGATAAGAAGTTATAATCATTTATGTCTAAAGTACCATTTAAAGTAACACCATTGTAACCAGAAATTTCACCAATTTTTGTATTTATATTTATTGATACATCCCCTGCAAACGTAGCTGATGTTGAATTTAAAGTTAATCTAGCCGTGCCTGTACTTGGTAAACCATTTGTAGTATTACCTGTTTCAAAAACTATATTCCCACCTGTTGTTGCAGTACCAATAAATAAATCTCCATCATCTTGAACTTCAAACCCCCCTGATCTCGTTCCATTTGCTGAATTAACATTTATCAATTCTTTAACAGATGATATTTTTCCAGCAAACGTGGCATCAGCACCACTTCCAGTTAACATCGTCGTTGTACCTGATTTAATAATAAGATTACCAGAAGAATTTGTTAATGACCCAAAGTCAGTTCCATCGTCTTTTAAATTTATATCACCACCACCTGCATCTAGTATAATATCACCTGCAACATCCAAAGTCAAATCACCTGAACTTAAATCAATCTCAGTTCCGTCTATTGTTATATTATCAATTACAATCCCACTATTTGAAGTTATCGACCCACCAAAAGTTGCACCTGCATTAAATAAAGCCTTACCTGCATCAGACATATCTAGAGTAAGTGCAGTTACTGCTGACGAGCCATCTATACCTTTAAAAATAATATCTTTGTCGTTTTGTATTGATCTTATTTCTAAATCGTTTGAAGATAGTGTTAAACCACCTATAGTAGTTCCACTATCATTAAAGTTTATGCCACCACTTTCTGCATCAAGTATTATTGCACCACCTGAATCTAAAGTAATATTTTCTGTACCTGACGATGTGATTGTAGAAGCATCTAAAGTTAAGTTGTCAACAATAAGATCACCTGTTATTTTTGCATTACCTGTAACTTCAAATTCAATCCCTGAACTCGCTGCACCACCGATACCAACACCTGCTGTAGATAAAAATAGCACACTATTGTTACCTGAACCATCTGTGATTTGTTGGGCAGTAGAACTTAGTACTGTACTAGCACTTGTCTTTAATAGCCCTACATACGTTACCGATATTTGTGTGTTTGTTAATGTTGCCATTACTCTTTAAATATGTTAATAATTTGTCAATATTTTTTTTCTTAACCTTGTACTTCATAATACCCAACCATTGAAAAGTGCATCTTTATCAGGATGTATATCATCATTTGTATTTGTGTTATATTCTGGAAACAGACTTTGATTGAAACTCATATAGTCTATAAACCTTGTTGTATAATATTCTGCAATGTTTCTATGCTTTTGTACTAAGTAATCTACTTCTTCTTTTGTAACCGATTCACTATTTTCACTTGTTGGTTTACTAAGTCCTCCGTTCTTTAGTCTGTAACTTGCAAAAGGCAAATAGTCAACCATAGCGAAGTGTATTAACATAGGTTGTATATAGTCGTTTACAAGGTTTAAATAATTGCCTGTAAGTGATGCACCTCCAGTTCCAAGTATGTCTGTACTTATTTTATTGTATAAATCCGTCCCTAGATAGTTTCTAATGTGTATTTCCTGTGCGATCTTTAGAAAGCCAAGGAAGTGGTCAACATCTACGTTTCCGTCAATTATAGAGTTTCTTTTTAAGTCAATCGGTTTTATGAATAATGCTGTTGCCATTTTAATTTTTTCTCCAATAATTATTTCTTGCAGATGCAATTTGTGAAACCTCTGGTGGATTTGTTACAAATCTTGCATCTTTTCTTTCGTTTCTTGGTAAAGCACTAATTATGCTTCTTGCTCTACCTACTGATATTTTTTTGTTTCCTTTTTTAAGATATATTTGTCGCATCCAATAATGACTGCAATTAACCCCTCCTTTGTACAACCAGATGTTATAACTGTTCTCACCCCTTGGTGCTAATTCGCTATTAGCTGTACTTTGTTTGTTTAGGTCTTCCATTCTATAAACTTTATTGGCAGCTAACATTTTTTTGCAAAACTCCCTTGATTCTCCTTTTGTTGATCTACCTGCTGTATATTTATACCTTATTCTAAATAGACTTGTATCTTGTTCATCTTTTTTTCTTGCATCTCCACTTACAACCCTTGCAAATTCAAAATAGTTTTTTATTTCACTTTCGTCTTGTAATGCAGGTGTTTCATTTATAAGTTCCCAGTCATCGTCTATATCTTCACCTTTTGCAATAATATCGTCAGCAATAGTATTCATTTCGTCTTCACTAAAATTAAAATGATTATGATTACATACTTCTTCGCTAAGTTTTACACCTGTTTCTTCTTCTTTTGTTTCTTCGTCTTCTACATTTGTTAGGTCGGTAAATTCTAATGGTTGTAGAGTTTTAAAATATAGATTTAGTGATATTTTATTATATGCAAGTATTTGATCGAAAGCATCTATAAGTAAATGTTGAAATGGTCTAATAACTGTATTGTCAAGTAATATAGATGCAGTTTTAAGTTCGTCTGCATTGTTTCCAAGTCCTGATTGATCTTTGATTCCTATAAGCATCGGTGATACAATTCTGTGAGATACCATTATTTTTCTTGTGCTTTCTTCACTAAGAAACTGATATTGTTGATGTGCATCTGATAATTGTACTGGGTCAATACTTGCTTGTGTATCTGCATTATCATTAAATGCAAGTATAAACTTACCTGCATTACTACTGCCAGAAAACTTTTGCATAATACGATGTTCTATTCTTTCTCTTTCTTCTTCCGTAGGTGTACCATTATTAAAATTAATTAACATACTTGGAGACATACCATTCATAATATTGTTAAGATGAAAGTTTCCTACTTCTTCTTCTAATTCGCTGTACTGTAACCCACCTTGATAATCTACAGGACTATAATAATAAAAACCTGCTCTGTATGGTTTAACATAAAGTATTTCTATAGATTCATTACTCATTCCAAATGCAGGTATTCTTTTTGCTTTGCTTGTAGATTTGTATTTTGACCAATCTGAAAAGTAATAATAAGCTTCTATGTCTCCTTTTTCGTTTGCTTTTTCTGCTCTTAAAGTTTCTACAGGAAAGTGTTCTATCTGTGCTATTGTTTTTCTATCCTTTGAATATATAACTTGCATAGAACATTGACCCATTAGTTTCAGATCATAACAAAGTTTTCTTGTACAGTCCTTGTTAAACAAAGAAACCATTTTAGCGTACTGGTCAGGCTTTTTATTTGAATCGGTAGCATCTAATCCTTTTCCATAAATCATTGCAGAAACAGCGTTTATAATTGCATTGTTGGTAGGACTTCCGTTGTATCTGTCGATTAAATACTTAAAATAGTTATTGTCTTCTCCGTACCCAATCCATTGTCTGTTTTTTTGTTCTGTTACTTTAGGTGTTGTGTAACTGCTTAAATTTATTACTCGTAAATCGTTCATACTATTATATAATCGTTATCGTGAGACCCTGCTGTTTCATCAAAGGTAAATTGACCAGAATTAATATCATAGTAATTATTGTTGTTTTGATTTATTGTCTGATCTGTGCAGAATATTTTGTCTCTATATACTGTTGCACTTCCATTAAGTAAAGTAAGGTCATAGTATCTACCCTCTTTAAGTACAGGACTAATAGTTGCAGATATTCTTTTAAAGTTGCCACTATCAGATGCACTTACAGTAGAGCTAAACACTTCATCGTTCTTGCTTGTATCTCTAAGTTTCATTGTATAACTCGCTACATAAGTTCTTGGTATGACATCAAACGTCTGTGCAGAACTGCTCGTTGTTAATACTTTCATATTAATATATCGAAATAATATAGTGATTTTGTAATAAACCAAAAAAAAAGGAGGTATAAAACCCCCTTTTCCAATAACAAGAACAAACTAATCTTAATTTACGTCTATTTGAGTTCCTTGACTTTCTGCGTTGTATGCTGCAGTTGTAATAAAGTCAGGTGCTTCTGTTTCTTGTGAAACAAATGTTAGAGAATACCCATATAGGTCTCCCATCGCAGCTCCATTAGAAAATGTACCAGTTGTTAATTCACATCCGTGATCTTTTCCAACAAGTCTAAAGTTTCCGTTGTAGTCCTCAACAATTATATGAGGTCTTGAAACTGCAAGTAATTTTATCTCTGCCTGTGTTTTTTCTTCTTGGAAGATCAAATTCATAACTACAGATGTTTCATAAAAAGTAGTTCCGTTTTCTCTACTTGATGTTACTGTAGTATCCATAGTAGAGTTGCCTTTTACATCAAATTTCATAAAACTCGGTGAACCTCCAAAATCAGTAATCATTTCATTTGCAATAGTCAAAGCACCCAATGTACCAAAGTCAGCAAAAGTAATACTCTTAATTCCACCAACACCTGATTTACAAGGTAGTTCACGTCCTTTTGTAAGTGTACACGCCATATATATTTTTTTTAAAAAAAAGGTAAGTAGGCAAAACCCACCTACCCTTTTATGTTAAACAATTATTAAGAATACAATACGATGTCTGCACCAATTCCGTGCTGAACACCTGCCGATCCTCTTAAAACAACTCTTACGTTTTGACTTCCATCAATATCTGCCATATCAATAAGCTTAACTTCTTGCCAGTCATTTAAAAGACCTGTGCCGAAGAAAAGGTTACCTGACTCTGCTGCAACCATTTTGTCTGCTCCTAAACCAGGTGCAGTAAATAATGGTATGCCTTGGAAGTTCATTTCAGTTTTTCCAACGTTGTAAAGTTCTCTATAACCTAATGCAGCTTGTGCTTGAATATAAAACTTAGCAGCACTTGTAGGAATATAGATTTTCAAGTCTTCCTTATTGTAAACTCCACTTGGAATTGCATCGACAACTTTACTAATTTCTGCAACGATGTTTGAAGCACTTAGTGTAGTACCAGATACATCGACAACGTCTGAATCTGCAGCAAGTAACGCTTGGAATCCGTTGAACTCACCTGCATTTGCAGTAGCACCTTGCCAGATGTTTTGTTCTACTTTCTCAGCAACTTTTGCAGCAACCTGTGCTATTAAGAAGTCTGAAAACTTAGGTGGCAAATTGTCGTATTGACTGAATCCCATAGACTGAGCTTCCCAGTCTTGTCTGAAATCTTTTTTACATAATTGTAAATTAACTTGAAATTCTTCTGGTTGAAGAATCCTTTCTGTTAAAGTTACGTTACTAGATGGGTCAAAATCACAAGACGCATCTTTAAGTATTGAATCCATAGAAAGTTTTTTCAAAACCTCTTTGAATTTAATATTTGGTTTAATAGTCACTCCACCTTGTGATAAAGTCACTCCTGAAAGAAGTGATGCCGCGATGTAATCACCCGCGAAACTTCCGCTGTAACTGGTGGTAATTGAAGTAGTAGTAGCCATATCTTTTTTTATTTATTTAATTATTATAATTCTCCAACTGTTATAGAAGATGCTGCATTTCCGTTTCCACTTAGATAATAGTTTGTACCATCCGAGTGAATCTCAATGTGATCGCCAATACTTTCAGCGTCATCTTCAAATGTTACTCTATCTACTGCATCTGCTTCAACGATTGCTCCGTTTACAATTACTCCTCCATTCATAACATCTCTGTTATCTGCAGGGGTTTGTACAACGAAATCAGTTGAAAATGCTGCTGATACAATAAATTTTGCTTTCCATCCTGCTGTAGGTGCAGGTAATGTTAATGTATATCCAGTTCCAGAAATTTGAAATACTTTTCCTGAATCTGCAAGACTTAGTGAGCCTGATGCTGTAACTACTTCGTAGTCATCGAAAATTCTCATTACATCGTCACTAACGTGAGTTAATACTGCCATAATTATTTATTTTATTAATTTATTTATTACTTATAGTTTCCATTACTCTGTCTAGAGTAGATTTATTCCTGTTCTGTGCAAACTTAAATCTGCTAACAGTTTTTTCTTCTTCAGGATTGTGTTTGATAGGTTCAGAAGCTGGTTTAGATAATTCTTCTTTTAGTTGTGCTTCTTCATTCAAAACTTCCGTAACTGCTAAAGATACTTCTTCACTTGACATATTTTCTTTGTCTTTGTCTTCTGGTTTCATCATTTTTTTGACCATATCTTTGAGTTCGTCCATTTCCTTTCTAAACTCCTCCCTTGTTACATATCTCATTTCTTCTTTGTCTTCTTCTTCATCTTCTTTTTCTTCTTGTGCTTTTATTTCTTTAATAACACCTTCTTCTTCTACAACTAAGATTTGATTGTCTTCTAGTTCGTATTCACCAACTGGAAGTGCAACATTTTCGTCCTCAGTTTTAATAAAAACTTCTTTACCTGTTTCAAAACTTTCAGCTTCTAATACTGTTCCGTTTTGTAATTTGAGTTCTGCCAACTGTACGTCAGTCAGCTCTACTCCTAATAGATTTTTTACTTGATTTAACATTTCTGTAGCTTTCATAATAATATATCGGATTTTAAAATTAATTTTGCATTTTTAGATTTGATTATTAATGTCTTTTACATCTCTTATATATTTTTCCGACTCATTAATTTTGGGACTTAAAGATTGAGTAAAATCAAATAATTCATCAAATTCATTAATAGAATTTACAGATATTCCTAATTCTTTAGCTTGTGTAGCTATTTTTCTTAAAACATCATCACTCCTTTTTATTAAATCGTTTATTTTTCTAATATCTGTTTCTGCTCCTATTACTGTTTTTGCACTATTTTTAAATTTTTCTATTCTTACTTTTAAATTTACATATTCTTTTACTACTTCTTTTGATACAATTTCTACATCATTTAGTATTCTTTCTGCATTACCTAAATTGCTTATTATTTTTCTTGCATCGTCTATAGCAGCTAATTCAACCTTCTGTGATTTTAATTCTGTTTTATCTTCTTGTAGTTTTTTGTAAACATTTTTTAGTGTATTCATATCTTTTTTTTTATGTGATTCTTGTAATATTTCCTATGCCTTGAGCGTGTAATTCGCCTGTACAACATTCTATTTTATAAGTTAGCTCATCTTTACATAAACACGCCCTACGCCCACCTTTTGGACTTGAATAGCTTGGTATGTAGTTTTTGTTTATCATTTGTTGCTTTTAGGATGTCCTTTTGGTAGAAGATCAAAGTCACCTGTGTATTTAGGATTCTGTGGTCTTCCGTTTCTTACTAAATATAAATAGGCATTTACTCGTGCCTGTGCCCAAGCTGAAGGTGATTGTATTCTTGGACTATGAGATACATTAAACGCACCTAAACCTCTTTGAAATACTGCCTTTAATTGTCCTATAGTTACGCCATATCCTAGTTTCTTTTTGTACCTTTCATTGAAGTCATCTGATTTTTTTTGAAGTGATGCTTCATCTTTCTTACTTACCTTTGCACCCCTACTTGTACTTGCATCACCTTTTGCAGTTCCTTGACCTTTTGGATTTGGATTTGGTGTGCCTGACTTAGGTGCTTTAGGACTTTTTCTGATTCCACCTCTTTCTCCTATCTCTGCCATTTTTACACACTTGTGTTTTTGGTAGTCTTTTCTATAACCTTTAGGACATTTATATTTTCTAAATTCTTCTTCATTTAAAGCGTGTTTCTCGCAAGGCATATACCATATTTGATCTTCAAAATCGTGTGTATGAATACCATTACAACCTATGTCTTTAGCAATTTTCTCAGCCATTTCTTTTGTTGCATATCCAAGCCTATCATTAATTATTGCAAAGTCATCATTTACTTTTTCACTATACAATTCTAGTTTGCCAAGTTCTTTAAGTTTTCTTTCTGCATATCTTTTACCTGCAAGACCTCCCCAAAGTAAATATGAGATCGTTCCACAAGCTTCCTTGTCTTCTGGTTTGTAGTATTCTTCTGCACGTGATAAAAATGAATACATTCTTGAAACAGTCTGTTCAGAAATCGGTTTACCTTGTGCTAATTGTTGCGCTCTTATTTTACCTACGTCTGTTGCACAACGATTATTAACTTTTTTATTAAGATCAATACCTTTTTTTGCATTGTTCTTTACTGCATCAGGATAATCACTAAAACTTTCAAATATTAGTCTGTTACCTTTTTTGTATCGTTTATCGTTTCTTATTATACCTTTTACTTGTGATAAAAGTTCTTGTGCTTCTTCTTCTTCTATTTTTGCAAGGTCGTTTATTGTTTGGTCTTTAGGTCTATCGGCTTTGTCTGCGAAATAACCTTCAATACTAAAACCTTTGACTTTTCCTGTTTTCACATATTCATCCCAGACTTGATCGTTATTTACTTTTACTGCACCGACCCAAGTCCCCACAGGATAGTCCAAACCATACAAAGCTATTTTATCTTTTTTAGGGTCTTCTACTATCCAAGATTCAACAAGTGATAAACCCTTTAAAGTATGTTTGTGTTCTAGTGTAGAGTTGTTTTGATTGCCTTTTTGTAAATATATCTGTGACGCTTTTCTTACAGTATTCCTTGAAAAATATATGTAATATTCTTCGTCTCCACTTTTTCTGAATATAGGTTTATTTGGAATCAGTAACGCACCTAAAAGTATTTTCTTTTCTTTGTCAACTTCTGCAAGTTGTATGACTTGTTCGTTTTTAAGTGCGACAAAATCTTCTTCAATTGCAGGATT